TTGGCTCGCGTGCGGGCCGAACACCCTCTTATTTGTTTCCCCTTCCTGGGGGGTGCAGAAAAAGCCCGCGAATCTGCACACTTTGACAGGTAGAAAAAAAGCTCCGGCGCGGGTACGCTATAGAAAATCAGAACAAAAGTTCTGAATGGGCTGCCGAAAGCGTGCGCACACAAGGAGGATGGATGGAACTTTTCGACCGTGAAGTGCAGTGCCAGGCGCGCCTGGCCGCGGAAGGCGTCTTCCGCGATACCGAATTCGAGATCATGGCCATCACCGCCGGGGAGGGCAACGGCTGGCACTTTGGCGAAGCGGCGCTGCGCCATTCGCTGCAACTGTGGACCGGCGTGTCGTGCTTCGTTGATCACGGCGCGGGCGGGGCGGGGCGCTCGGTGCGCGACCTGGCCGGGGTGCTCTACGAGCCCAAGTGGGACGTCAAGCGTCAGGGCATCCGCTGCTGGATCCACCCGATGGGGCCCTCGAAAGAGGTGCTGGAGGGGCTGGGCGCGCAGTTCCGCGCCCTGGCGGCGCGCGGCGATGAGCCAGCCCCCGGCGAACCCGAGCGGCCCGCCCCGCAGGTGGGTTTTTCCGCCGACGTGGTCTTCACCACCGTGGGGCGCGAGGTGCGGCGCATCCTGCGCGTGCTCTCGGTGGACCTGGTGATGAACCCGGCCCGCGGCGGGACGTTCGTGCAGGTGACTCCGGGCCCCGCCGAGACGGCGGCCCCGTTTGCCCAATCTAACCCAACCATTCAAGGAGAAAAACACATGGAAAACAGCGAAACCACCCGCGCCAGCGGGGTATCGACCAGCGATGGGCCCCTGCCCACCCGCGCCGAGATGTGCGGCTACCTGCTGGAGGCCAGCCTGTCGGCGGCGCGCCTGCCCGCGCCCATCACCGAACGGGTGCGCAAGCAGTTCGCGGGCAGCGCCTTCGACCCGGCTGAACTGACCCGCACCATCGCAGACGCGCGCGCCCTGCTGGCCGACCTGACCGCGCCGGGCGTGGTGCAGGGGCCGGGCCGCGTACACGGCATGTTCACCAGCGAAGACCAGTTCAGCGCCGCCGTCCACGATCTGCTGGGCGCGGCCCGGCCCGAAGGGCTGGAGGGGGCCAACCCCGCGCGGTTGAGCGGCATCCGCGAGCTGTACACGCTGATGACCGGCGACGTGGCGTTCCAGGGCGGCTACGACCCGGCGCGGGCGCAGTTTGCCACCACCGCCGACATGCCCGGCCTGCTGATGAATGCCATGAACAAGCTCATTGCGCAGGAATGGCAGGGCCTGGGCGCATCGGGCTACCGCTGGTGGGAGCCGGTGGTGGCGGTGGAGCACTTCTCGAACCTGCACGACATCAGCGGCGTGCTGGTGGGTGAGGTGACCGCCCTACCCAGCGTGGCCGAAGGCGCGCCCTACCCCTCGCTCAACGTGGCCGACTCGCGCGAGACGGCCTCGTGGAACAAGTACGGCGGCTACATCGGCCTGACCCTCGAAATGTTCGAGCGCGACGAGACCCACCGCCTGGTGCAGTTCCCCAAGCGCCTGGCAGGGGCCGGGTTGCGGCGCATCTCGTCGCTGGTCGGCTCGATCTTCACCAGCGGGGGCGGCGTGGGGCCCAACATGGCCGATGGATCGCCAGTTTTCGCGGCGGCGCGCCAGAACCTGGGCGTGGCGGCCCTGTCCTCGACTGCCTGGGAGGCGGCCTCCAGCGCCATCTACAACCAGGAGATGCTGGTGGGCGCGGGCGGCGCGGCCCCCAGGCTGGCCCTGGATGCGCGCTACCTGATCGTGCCGCGCGGGCTGCGCCTGGCGGCGCGCCAGATCCTCTATCCGAGCTGGGAGCGCGAGGCCAACATCGTCAGCGAGAACTTGCAGCGCGGCGAGCCGGGCGACGTGATCACCTGCCCCGAGTTCAGCGACCCCAACGACTGGGCCGCCGTTGCCGACCCGCGCCTGGCCCCCGGCATCATCCTCGGCGAGCGCTTCGGCGTGCTGCCCGAGATCGTCATCGCCGACGGGGCGCAGAACGGGGCGCTGTTCACCCACGACGAGATCCGCATGAAGGCCCGCCACTGGCTGGCGGTGTGCGTGGCCGATTACCGCCCGCTGTACAAGGCCAATGTAGCTTAAGGGAAGCTGTCAGCTGTCAGTTGTCAGCTTTTGGCTGATCGCTGATAGCTGATAGCCGAGCGCAAATCACCAACATCCAAAGGAGAAAACCATGGATAAACTTATAACCCTTCTCAAATCGCGCAAGTTCTGGGCCGCGCTGGTGGGGCTGGCATTTGTGGTGATCAAGGCCTACCGGCCCGACTTCCCCATCTCGGAGGAGCAGGTCGCCAGCCTGGTGTACGTGCTGGTGGCCTACATTCTGGGGGTGGCCATCGAAGATGGGCTGCGCCCGAGGGGGCAGGCGTGAAGGCCAACCGGCTGGCCCCCGGCAAGACGACCGCGCCGCTGCCTGCGGCAGTGCAGTCGTGCTGCGACGCGCTGCGCCTGAGCGCCGCTGACCTGCTGGCCTGGGCAGTGCGGCCCGGCGAGGTGGTGCTGGTGCTGCGCAGCGGGGTTAAGGTGCGCGTAGCCGCTGACACCGGAGCCGGCGCGGCGGCGGAGGGGGCGCGATGAGCGCCACGCTGGCCTCGATGCTGGCGCGGGTGCGCGATCTGCTGGCCGACAGCGGCGCGGACCTGTGGGTGGATGCCTCGCTGACCGAGGCGCTGCGCCTGGCGCTGGGCGAGTACAACCTGGCCGCGCAGATCGATGCCCCGGCAGGCTCGCTCGCGGCGCTGCAAGGGTTAGATGGGGCGCTGGAAACCAGCCTGCCCGCCGCCCACGAGAGCCTGCTGGTGTGGGGCGCGGCGGCCTGGGCCGCCCAGGGGCGCGCGGTGGACCGCGCCGGGCTGCAAGACGGCGGCGCGGAGAGCCAGGTCTTTAAGGCCTGGGGCGACGCGCGGTTGGGTGAGTTCAAGGCCATGCTGGCGGCGCTGTTCCCCGGCTACCGGGCCGCGCTGCACGGTGAGGCGGCCTCGGCTGCCTTCCGCGGCGACGAGGCCGCGCGCCTGGCCGATCTGCGCAGCGCGGTCAACCCGCCGTGGGGCGTGTGGGCCGAAGACTGAAAGGAGACGCTATGTACAACCTCTGGCTTCAGCCTATCACCGGCGGGCGCGTGTACCTCAGCCCGCAGAGCGGCGGCCCGCTGAAGGGGAGCGCCTACGTCCCGGGGCGCGGCGACGGGCAAAGCGTGGATGAAGTGATCGAGTTTACCCTGCGCGGCAGCCCGGGCGAGATTGACGGCTACCTGGAAGGGCTGGGCCGCCTGCTGGCCCAGGCAGAGCGCGAAGCGCCCGTGCCGGGCGGCGACTGGGTGCGGCTGTGCGTAGAAGATGGGGCCAGCGGGCAGGAATGGCAGTCGCTGGTGCTGGGCGGGCGGCTGCACAGCGGGGTGGTGGGCATCACGCCGCGCTTGAGCGGGCAGCAGGCCTGCCGCCTTGAGCTGCGCCGCGCCGACTGGTGGGACGCGGCCCAGCCCGCGCCGCTGTTCAAGCAAACGCTGAACGGGGGCGACGTCGCCGGGCAGCCGGTGACGCTCGACAACCACACCGACAGCCAGCACGGCAATTTCATCGACCTGCCGGAATGGAACGGCGCGGCCCGCAACGTCACCGGCGACCTGCCCGCCCCGCTGAAGCTGCACGTTGAGCCGGTTTTCGATGCGCAGCACGCCTGGACCTTTGTGACCGGCGAGATGGTGGGGTATGGCGCGGACGCGGGCACGGCCGTTTACCCGGCGGAAGCCGGGGCGGCGCGCGGGACGGCCAGCGGCGCGATCCTGCCCGACCCCGGCTGCGCCGGCGGCTATTACCAGGGCCTGTCGTGGAGCGGCGCGGCGGACGGCGAGCTGTGGTCGTGCGACCTGGCCGCCGCTGATGTGAAGCGCATGGGCGGGCGCGCCTTCCGCCCGGTACTGCGCCTGCAAGAGCCGCTGCCCGGCGGGGCCGGCGAGCGGCTGTGGGCGCGCTGGAAGGTCTACCGCCTGTCGGGAGCCAGCGAATTTCTGATGCACGAAAGCCCGGCCCAGTACGTGGAGCAGAACAGCGCCCTGGTGCTGGGCCCGGCGCTGTACCTGCCGCCCTGGCCGGTGGATGAGGCCAGCCCTAACCTGGCGGGCGGCCTGCGCCTGGTGCTGGCCGGGTCGGCGGCGGGCAGCGGCGCGCACGCCTTGAAGATCGATTTCTTGCAGTTGTTTGGGCTGGCGGGCTGGCGCGTCTACCGCCCGCTGACCGCCGAGCCCACCCGCGGCCTGCTGGATGACCCGCTGCGCGGGCGGCTGACCACCGTCACCGAGGATTACCAGAGTCACAGCGGCGAGGGACCGGGGTTGTTCGCCTGGCCGGGGCAGGCGCAGCGCTTCTGGCTGCTGGGGCTGCGCCACGAACCCGCCGGGCAGGCAGCGCCCATCGACGCCGCCTGGCTGGTCAACCTCACCTACCACCCGCGCCGGAGGGCGTTGTGAGCGCGCGGGCTAACCCGGCGGCGGGCGGTCTGACCGTGGAAGTGGGGCGGCGCGATTTCTCGGGCGGGCTGCCAGCGGGCGGCCTGGCCTGGACGGTGGAGCGCATGACCTGGCGCGCGGTGGGCGGTCCGTGGGCGGCGACGCTGCGGGCCGAGGCGCGCGGCCCCGAGGAACTGTTCGAACTGCTGCGGCTGCTGCGCTGCCCGCTGGTGGTGCGCGACGCGCTGGGCCCGGCCTGGTGGGGCTACATCCACGCGGTGCAGGTGCAGGATGGGGCGCGCGCGCTGCGCGTATCGCTGGAGGAAATGGCCAACAGCGTCAGTGTGGCGTACCGCGCCTTCTCGCCCACCCAACCCGGCGGCCAGGGCGAGCGCCTGCTGACCCCCTGGGTCAGCGACGCGGTTAGCGCGGCGGTCTACGGCGCAAAGCAGGGCCTGTTCTCGCTGGGGCCGGGGCTGCCCGCGGACGCGCAGGCCTACGCGGCCACCCTGCTGGCCCAGCACAGCGTTCCGCGGGTGGCGGCGGCGGGCATGGAACGCCCGGCGAGCGGGGCCCTGGCGCGCATCGAGTGCCGCGGCTGGTGGCAGACGCTCGACTGGCAGTTTTACCGCGACCCGCGCGGGCGGGTGGGCAGTGACTTGAGCGGCGTTGGCCAGCCGCTGGGCCAGACGGCGTCCAGCAGCGCGGCGGCGCAGCCCATCTGGCTGGACGCGGCCCAGACCTGCGAACTGGGCGAGCTGTGGCTGCGCCTGCGCAAGACGGGCAGCCCGGCGGACGCGCTGCGGGCGGAGGTGCGCGCTGATAGCGCGGGGGTTCCGGGGGGGGTGATGGCCGCCTGCGAGGTGAGCGGCGGCGCGGTCGGCGCGGACTGGGGCTGGGTGCGCTTCGCCTTCGACCCGCCGGTGGAGCTGCCTGCCAGCCAGACGGTCTGGCTGGCGCTGCGGCGCACCGGCGCGCCAGACGCGGCGCATTACTACCTGTGCAGCGCCGACGAGGGCCCCAGCCTGCCGTCCTGGCCGGTGAAGCTGTTCGACGGGGCGGCCTGGAGCGCGCGCAGCCCGGCGGCCAACCTGAGCTTCATCGCGCTGGGCGTCGAGGAGACCACCCGGCAGATCGCCCGCCTGCTGGCCTCGCCCTGCGGGCAGTTCCTGGCGGGCGCGCGCATCGAGGCGGACTCGGGCGTGCGGTCGCGGGTCTACCGCGCGGGCGAAGAGCGCGGCGGCGCGGAGATCGAGCGCCTGCTGCGGGTGGGCACGGCGGCGGGCGCGCGGCTGCTGGCGCGGATCGAGGCTGACCGCACGGCGCGGGTGTTCCCCCAGCCGCCCGCGGCGAGTGCCACCTTGCAGATTGACCGCCAGGGTGAGGTGGTCCGCGCGGATGGGCGGCGGCTGGCCCCGTCGGAGTGGCCCGCGGGGCAGTGGGCGCGCCTGGGCGAGTTGAGCGCCGCCGGAGACCTGGTCGGCGCGGGTGGCGTGGTCTGGCTGGAGGACTGCGAGTGGACGGAAAATCAACATAGGAGACGCATATCATGAACTGGTTGACGCAATTGATCAAGCAAATTTTCCCGGAGCGCGCGGCTCGCGCCCGGCTGGAGGACGACGGCACGTTCTACCTGGGCGTGCGCGGGGCGGCGCAGCGCGAGCGCCGCGATTACAACCGCGAAGAGCTGCTGGGCCTGGCGCTGGAGGCCTGGCGCGCCAACCCGCTGGCGCGGCGCATTGTTGGGCTGACCACGCAGTACGTGGTGGGGGCGGGCATGCGCGTGCGCGCCGAAGACCCGGCCACGCACCGCTTTCTGGAGGCGTTCTGGAACCACCGCCTCAACCAGTTCTCGATGCGCATCTACGAGTGGTGCGACGAACTGACCCGCGCGGGCGAGCTGTTCCTGATCGTCTCGACCGACGCGAGCGGCATGAGCTACGCGCGCGCCGTGCCCGCCGGGGAGATCGAGAAAATTGAGACCGCGGCCAACGACGTCCAGCAGGAGACTGGCTACTGGCAGCGGGCGCAGCCGCAGCCCGGCGATGCCGGAAGCCGCTTCTGGCCTGCCTACAACGAGCACACCGATACGCAAGACATCGACGGCTCGTTCGCGCCGGTGATGCTGCACTACGCCATCAACCGTCCGGTGGGCGCGGTGCGCGGCGAGAGCGACCTGGCCCCGCTGCTGCGCTGGCTGTCGCGTTATGCCGCCTGGCTGGAGGATCGCGCGCGGCTGAACCGCTTCCGCAACGCCTTCCTGTACGTGGTCAAGGGACGCTGGGCTTCGGAGTCCGAGCGGCTGGCCCGCCAGTCGCAGCTGGCCGCCGCGCCGCCCTCGCCGGGCTCGTTCCTGGTGGTAGACGAGAGCGAAGAATGGAGCGTGATTAGCCCGCAGCTCGAAAGCGCCGAGGCCGCCGAGGATGGGCTGGCGTTGAAGAAGATCATCGCCGCCGGGGCGGGGCTGCCGCTGCACTTCCTGGCCGAGCCTGAGTCGGCCACGCGCACCACCGCCGAGAGCGCCGGCGGGCCGACCTACCGTCACTTCGAGCAGCGCCAGGAGTTCTTTTGCTGGATGATCGGCGACCTGGCGCGGCTGGCGGTGCGGCGGCGGGCCATGGCCGGGGACGCGGTGCAGGTGGATACGCAGATCCAGGTCAGCGGCGCGGACCTCAGCGCGCGCGATAACGCCGCCCTGGCGGTGGCCGCCAGCACGGTGATCCATGCGCTGGGCGAGCTGCGCGACCGCGCTCTGATCGACGACGCCGAGTTCCTGCGCATGGCCTACCGCTTCGCCGGGGAAGTGGCCGACGTGGAAGCGCTGCTGGCGCGCGGGCAGCGGGCCGGGATGGTGCGCGACCTCAACCCGGAGGAGCGCAAGAACGGTCGCGCCGCGCCGGTGGCGGTCGACCCCGAGACCGGCGCGGTGAAGAAAGTGCCGGAGATTGCCTGAACGGGGTGCGGCGTGGAATGAAGATGCTCCCCACGGGTGGCGGGCGCGTGGGGTGATGCTGCCGGTTGGGGCGCAGCGAGACATGGAATGGTCGTGGCCTGGGACCGTCTCGCTGCGCCCGTA